CATATCAAGCCCGTGTGAATGATAGCGCCATCGCGAAGGTGCACCGGGACGGTCTCGTCCTTCCCACCGACCCGGATCAACTGCCCGTCGATCGTGCCGTCCTCTCGGAATGGTCCATAGACAAGCGGCTCCGGGCGGTTGCGACCCGGGAAGGGGATGACTACGCCTCCGGCTTCGTCGCTCAGCGTGCCGGTTGCGTTGTCCTTGCGGAGCATTTCGTCAAGGTCGCCATAAGCCTTCCGCGCGTCGCTCGGGCCGCCACCGTCACGGACTGCAATCACCCGGTCCCGAACCTTCGGCTGAGCGGGCGGGTCAATGGTGGCCACAAGCACGGCCGAACCGGCTTCAATGCCTCGGAAATGGACATTTTCCTGTTCGCCCAATAGCTTAGCGAGCGCAACAACGTAATCCCCCAGCCGCTCCATCGGGAGTGTCTCAGGGGTGAAGCTGTCCGCAATGGTGAACCGGTATTCCATGACTACCTCAAAGGCATGCGAAGATACCCTACCTCGCGGTTCCTTGACGAGCGGTTGTTTGACTCACCCCGCCGCCGTCGCTACCCCGTCGAGCCTAACGCGCACGGTGGTCGCGCCGTTGCCGGCGGCGTCGATCGCAATCCCGATCGGATAGCGACCGGTGCCGGGCACGTTGACCTGCTTCGCGACGTCGTCCCAGGCGACTGCATCGCCGGCGGCGATGACGGCGCTCGCGAGCTTCGGCAAGTCGAAGACGCCGGTGGTCGCGATCGTCACCGTCTCGCCGGCCGCGGAGGTCTTGCTCGCGACGCCGAACAAGGCGCCGATCACGACGCCCTCGCCCGAGGCGACGCCGCCGGCCGGCGCGGCAACGGTGATCATGCGGCCTTCCTGGATGTAGTTCTTCATCGTCATATTCCTTTCGATGAGCTGATGCGAACCTGGCTCACACGCGGCGCCGACGCCGCGGCGATGCGCCGGTCGAGGTCGGCAAGCGCGGCGGCCATCTCGGCGTCGCTCGCATAGGTGACGCGGCGGCCCTCGTATTCGACCGTGCGCACGCCGGCGAAGCGCGCCGCAAGCAGCGCTTCGCGCATGGCTTCGAGTTCGGGCACGCTTGCCATCACGCGCCTGCGTTCTGGTACCAGCCGCGCCAGTCGATGAAGCCGGCGCCGAAATCGAGGATGACGCGGATTTCGACGCCATCGACCTCCCAGCCGGCCTTGGTCTCGACCTGCGGTCCCTCGCCGCCGGCGAGATAGGCGTATTCGAGCCCGTCGATCTCGCTTGGGTCGGCGGAAACGTACCAGCGCGTCGGGCTGGATAACCGCGGTTCGACCACCAGCGACAGCGAACCCGAGAACGGGTTCACGTCGGCCGCCTTCGCCGCGGCGATCGCGGCAAGCCACTTCTCGGCCACCGTCTCCTGCGCGGGCGGTACGAGCAGGTATTTAGGCGTGGCGCTGATGCGCTGCCCGGAAAGCCCGGTCTGGCTGCGCATGGCAAGCCGCGCCGCCGAAAGCGTGTCGTCGGCGATGGCGCCGCCGGATGCCGCCTTGTTGCCGTGGTCGGCATGGAACAGCGCCTTGCCGTCGCTCATGGTCGGCCCGTTGCCCGAAGGGCCATCGAGAAGATCGACGAGGACTCTCGCTTCAGTCTCGGCCGCGGCCTGCCCCATGCGCCGGGCAAGATCGGCGAAGGCGCCGAGGTCGTCGTTGACCAGCACCTGGCGGGTGACGCCGATCTTGCGGGCGAAGGTCTCGACCTTGTAGGCCTCCTTTGCCTCGGCGATAGTGCCGGCGCGAATCTCGCCGTGCTCGTCGAGGTTCTCCAGCATCGGCGCCTCGCCCAGCATGATCTTGTTCACGGTGCGGAAGTCGCGCGCGGTGGTCTGCCGGCCGAGGCGGCGGATGCCCACCGGTGCGGCTTGGTACGCAGACCGCAGAGTTCTGCCGATGGTGTCGCCCACGATGAGCGGGAAATCGCTCGTCGTATGCAGCGCCCGCGTGATGATCGTCGCCGGCGACAGGCCGGTGACGGAATGGCCGCGCAGCGTCAGGAGCTCGCGCGCCATCTCGGCGCAGGTGGCGTAGGCGTAGCGCCGTGCCGGCTCCGACAGCTGGTGCTGCGGATTGATGCGGGCATAGAGCGCCTCGCCCATGTACCGCGCGCGCACGGTCGGATCGTCTTGGCTGTCTCCAACTTCGGCGCGGACTTGCTCGGTCCGGACCGAGCCGCCGCCGCGCGCCGCGAGCGCCGCGAAGGCGGCACGACGTGCTTCGTCGGCGGTCGCTCCGTTGTCGATCAGCCCATCGGCGAACTCGGCGCCGAGGCCGGCAATGCGGGCGATCGAGCGGATTTCGGCATTGATCGCCGCGCGCGTCTCGATGAGATCGGGCGGCGGGGTTGCCGGCGCGTCGGCCGGCGCGGTTTGCGTGTCGGACATGGTGCCTCCTTGGCGGATGGTGGCGCCGGGGTCGGCCGGCGTCGGGACGAGGGAGATTTCGATGGGGGTCCAGGCGACGGCGGTGCGAACCCGTTCGCCGGTCGCCGGATCGGTGTCGTCGCGCCAGCGCTCGACCGTGTAGCCGACCGAGACATGGCGCAGGATGCCGGCGAGCACATCCTGCCAGATCGGCTCGACCTCGGGCCGGGCGGAGAATTGCAGAACGGCGATGCCTTGCCGGCCATCGACGCGCGCGTCGCGCACCGTGCCGAGCACGTCGCGCACGGCGCTTTGGCGATGGGCGTCGAGCACGGAGGCGCCGATCAGGCGCGAGAGATCGACGGCGGAAGGATCAAGCGACAGCCGTTCGATGTAGAAGCCGGCGGCATCGCGCCGGCGCACCGCGGCGCCGGTGGTCCACACCGCTTCGACGGTGCGGGCTTCCGCATCGGCAGTTTGCGGCGCCAGCGCCGCGCGGCGGACGAAGAGCTCAGGCATCGGCCGTCTCCTTCGCTTGCGCAGGAACGGTGTTGTCGAAGGAAAGCTCGAGGCGCGCTTCGCGGGCGCGGTCGGCGGCGATCGCCGCGTCCACTTCCTCGATGTCGTAGCCGCGCTCGGCGATCGACTGGCTGCGGCTCTTGAGACCCGCGCGGATTTGCTCGATCTCGGCGCGGGCATCTTTCAGCGGATCGACCCAATCCCATTTCGGCGGGAGCCATTCGGCCGCGAGGAAGGTGGCCGGGTCGCGATCGAAGCCGCGGGCGTCGATTGCGCCAGAAAGCGCGGCAAGCCGCACGAAGCGCGCCCACACCGGCCGGCAGAACTGGAAGACGATGACCGAATATTGTAACTGCTCGATGCGGCGGCGGAACTCGAGGAGGCCGGCGCGGATCGAGGAATAGGTGACGCCTTCGAGATCGCCCGAGACGAGCTCATAGGGAACGCCAAGGCCCGCGGCGATGGCGCGCAGGTGGTTCTTGACGAAGGCGCCGTAGTCGCCGGGATCGGCCGGGTCGGAGAACTGGATATCGGCGCCGGGCGGCAGCGGGATCAGGCTTCCGGGCTCCATGCCGACATTGAGCACGCCGTTGACGGCGCTGCCGTTGTTGAGGCCGGCGACCGTCCCATCCGGGTCGCGGATGAAGCCGGTGAACAGCGCCGCGACCTTGGCTTTGACCAGCGCGGCGTCCTCGTATTGGTCGAGTTCATGCAGGCGAAGCAGGATCGGCGCGAGCCAAGTGAGGCCGCGCAATTGCCCGGGCGCGAGCGGCTGGAAGAGATGCAGCATGTCGGCTGCGGGCACGCGCACGGTATCGAGCACGAACGGCGCGAGGGCGTCGCCCGGGCGGTTGCGGTAGCAATGATAGGCAACGCGCCGGCCCAAGGCGTCGAACTCGATCCCGGCGCGGATGCGCGCGCCGGCGCCGATCTCGCGATGAAGGTCGGTCGGCACCTGCTCGCGGTCGAGGATATCGATCGCAAGCGGCGGGCCGCCGTCGGCATCCGCGAAGCGCAGCCGCGCGAAGCTCTCGCCGCTTTCGACCATTGCCCTGAGCGCGAGCGCCTGAAGCCCGTAGAAGTCGGTCAGGCCCGCGGCGTCGGCGCGATCGGTCCAGCGATTCCAGAGCGCATGCAGCCGGTCGCGCACGGCGGCGTCGGGATGCATCGAACGCGGCTTGACGCCGGAGCCGATCGCGTTCGCGACGAGACCCTGGACGGCAGACGCGACCCACGGATTATTGCGCGCGTACCAGCCGGCGCGCCGCGCGGCCATGGTCGCGCCGGCGAGGATCGAGGCGTTCAGCGCTTCGATGCCCTTCGCGCCCTCCCAACGCCGGCCGCCGCCGGCGGCATCAAATGCGCGGCGGCGGGGAAGGCCGAGCACACGGCGGACAGTTGGCCACATACCATCATTTCTGCGATGCTCGAACGCGCTTGGCTATTCGGAAGATTTGAGAAAAGTTCCGAAAAGTCTGCCACACCGGGCTCGCTTTTGTGTGCCCGATCTATCGGCGCTCAACACATCACTGATATCCAACCAGAACTCTCCTTCTTTGAGAATTCACCCGGCATACGACCCGTCATCAATGCGACTAACGATCTCGCATATTTGTTCGAGATACCTATTTTTCTCAATCGGATTGGTGCCCTGTCGAAGAAAGGTTGGTACCTTGATGAACCACTGATCTGGATCGGTGAAATGCTGTGCAACGAATGTTTCAATCATCGCGTCGCGCAGAATCGAACGGTGTGGCTCCCAGTCCACCATGTTAGGGCGAATTACTTTATCGCGAAACTCAATGAGAGCTTGGATTGCGGTTTCCTTCGTAAGTCGCCCTTCGCCTGCGTTCCACACCGGCACTGTGGTCGCAGTCAACGGCTCCAAAGGTAAAACCTCTTCGGTAGAAGATGATGCCGCAGACGCACTTACTTCGGCAGTCTTGTCCAACACAATTGCTCGCTTTGCGCGAACTTCCGTCCGTGGCGATTCGAACGCGGTAACCAGCGATTGGTAATCGTTGTAAACAGCGGGAGTTGTCGATCTCAACTCTTCAAGCTTCTTAATGAGTTTTTCTGTTTCACGCGTCGGATTACCGAACCAATCGGTGGACCATACGCGGATTAGGTTCCAGCCAAGCCCCTTAAGTACTTCTTCCCTAAGACGATCGCGGTCTCGGGCGCTCTTGCTCGCATGATAGCGCGCACCATCACACTCCACTCCGGCAAGAAACTGTTCGGGATGATCTGGATGCCGAACCCCAATGTCGATTCGAAATCCCGATACACCGACCTGCAACTCCACTTTATATCCTTTTGCACGTAGGCGATCCGCCACCTCCATTTCAAAATCGCTGTCCGCTTCACCACCTACTCCCTCAACAAAAGCTCGACCTTGCCCCTCTGCATATTCAAGATATCTTTTCAGCACATGCACTCCCTCAGCGCTCGTCTCCGTCGGTCTCACGTCAATCGATCCAAATGAAGTGAACAACCCGATCCGCATTCTGGCACGGGTAAATAGGACATTGAGCCGGCGGTGACCATGTTTGCCGTTAATGGGTCCAAATCGCTGCTTCATCACCGTCGCACCCGGCTCTCGACCGTATGTAAGCGAAATGAAAATGAAATCGCGCTCGTCTCCCTGCACGTTTTCCAAGTTTTTCACAAAGACAGGTTCCCCCTTCCTAGCCACCTTCTCCTGAAATTGTTCGACGCGGACATCGGCGGCTGATACTCGACGAAGTTCCTCCTGGATTAGGTCCCTCTGCTCGACGTTGATGGCGACTATTCCGAGCGTAGGAATTGTCTCTTCGTCCCTATCGGCATAATGCCGCATGAATTTGACAGCTTCTTCGGCGATCCGGCCTGCTTCCGCCACGTTACGACGGGCCTGGTACGTGCCGTCGACACGCACGAGATCAATTGAAAATGAGTCCGGCTTTGCTGCTGGGAAAGTAATTAGTTCATTCTTATAGAAATTCTCATTGGAAAACCGAATCAAACTTTCGCAGCGGCTGCGGTAATGCCATTTGAGACGGCGAACTTGGCGGAACGTCTTCTGACAGGCTTCCAAAATCGACTCATCATCGATATCTTGAAAATCATCGTCATCTGTTGTCTCGTTCGAACGATTGAAAAAATCTGTCGGTGGCAACTGCCTCTGATCGCCAACGACCACAATCTGTTCCGCGCGTAACATGCCTCCGAGTGCGTCTTCTGGCTTCATCTGAGATGCTTCGTCAATGACAAGCAGATCAAAATGAAGGCTGTCCGCTGGTATGAACTTTGCTAACGAAAGCGGTGACATCATGAAGCAAGGCTTAAGCTCTTGGATCGATCGACCGGCGCGCGCGAGGAGGGATCTCACCGGGGTGAATTTCGTTTGTTTCGCAAACTCATTGTGAAGAAGCGCCATTTCGGTCCAATTTTTCTTCGGACCATGATTTGAGCCGGCCAGAGGTCGCTTCTGGAGAAGTGCTGCACGGACAACAGAGCGATCACTTTCAATTTTTCTACGATCAAGATCTGCAAACCGTCGCCGATGCGCATCTAGCGTTGCACCGGAATTTCTCGCAAACACGGTTGACGAACAGATGCGCGCTGCCCTTCGGTCTGCGATGATTGTCGCCAACAGCCCTGGTAGTGTTTCTGGAGTCAGCTTCAACTCATCGGCGCGGTCCAGAAATGGACCAAGACCGGCGTCAGCTAACGCTGCTCTATATCGGCGGATGGCCAAGAAATCGGATAATTCATCCGCATGGTTGATCAGATCATCGACCTTTGCAGCTAATTCCTTGGGAGTGAAGGCGGCAAGGCTGGAAACTCCAAAATCATTCTCCAGTTGACTTCTCAAGGTGGTATATCGAGCTATAAGTTCTGCTGCTTGTTTGGCTGCTTGTCGCAAACTGACACGCGCGTCGGCTGCATTCATTGACATCAGGGTCATACGAAGTGCGTGCGGAGGGTTGGAGCGGTGAACGTCGCGAGCCCATTTCGCTGCTGAGATAGCTTCAGCCACCATTTCCGCCGATTGGCCAAAACGGCTTGTGGCGTTCTTGATCGGAGACGCGTCAATCTGGCGCTGGAGCGAATCGCGTTGCGTGATGAGCGTAGCAATTTCGGCAATATCTTGAATTGCCAAAGGGATGCCAGCCAGGGCACGCGTTGGATCAACGGCGAGCAACGTCTGCATCGCCTGATTTTCTTTGCGGCAGGTAGCTAGGAGTTGCTCAATTGATCGATCATCAAAATGGAAGCGTATCTCATCTGGAGCATTGTATAACGCCTCGGCCGTGGCAACATAATCCACCAGCGTACGATAGGATTGCGGTGCCAAGCTGATTAGACGTTCGGCGACTTCTCTGCCGTGGGGGAGAGTTCCGATCCGATTGAGAAATAGCTCGCGTATCTGGAGACCAATGCCAATTTCATTGAAGGGCGTCGACAGCCCATTCCACGTGGAACCAAGTAGGGCTGCCGCAGCGTCATCCCTCTCAAATTCCTGGACGGAGCGCACGTGTGCAGCGAGTCGCTCCAATTGTTCTGCTTTATCGTGGAAAGCTTGAAGACCCAGTCGGTCCACAAGCGCACGCGCGGCCTTGGTCGCACCCCTGAGGGCTGCGAACATCTTCCCAATCCCCGATTTCCGCAGCGTTATGGCAGCACTGTCTATTTCGTCGGGGCTGGGCCATAATTGAGAGTCGGGTAGCCCGAGATCGCTGCGCCATTTCTTTTCACTTGCTGCAATTGCTGACCAGCGATCCTTGAGCGTCCGGAACTCGGAAGGGTCAAGGTTTCGGTGTGCATTAACCCACACTTGATACTCCGGCTTAACCTGAGCACCGGCCCTTGTTGCGAGGGCAACTGGAAAAAGTCCACCCGCCGGAAGACGGTAATCGAAGTCGAAAAGCCGAAGGATTGGCAGAAAGCGTTCAATCAGCTCAATAATTGCGGTGTTGCGTCGAATCGTTGCGCTTGCGCGCTCGTAAGCTTCGGCCGGCGTATATTCCAACAGTTCCGATGGTAACCCAGCTCGCGTTAGCGCGGACGCGATAGCAAGCGTCGTTACCTTTTCATTTGAAAGGTCGGGTCGTTCCGCCAGAGCGCGGTTAACGCAGTGCCACTCGGCCAAGCACGTGAGAACTCGTTCCAGTTCGTCGAGGTCAAGCTCAGAAACGTGTGGCAATAATTTGGTTGCCGGGGGATCGCCGAGCGCCCGATCCACCTGCACCAACCGGGTGACGTCCTCAACACTTGCGACCCCAAAGCGGGATGCATTCTCGATAAACGCGGCTAGTGTCGCGCTGACAATCCGGAGATCCTTCAGCGTATCAACAAGCCGTGAGACTTGGTGGCCCGCAATATCGGCAACCTTCGCATCCCCCCAAGGTGAGGCGGCAGGATGCCCGTACGACTTCGTGAAATTAGTATTTGCGTCAGCCAAGATAATTAAATTGCTCTCGATCCTTTCGCGTTCGCCCGGATCGGTGAGAAGTGTGTCCGGCAGTGTTACCGACTTGAATTGATCGATAATGTCCGCATTTGCGCTCCTGCCACGCAATGCCTTCCAAATCAGTCGGAAAGCTGTAAGGCCGTCTGGTTGTTCAGTGTGTAGGGCATCGAGGTAGGCTGTAATCTCCTTTCGGCTTTCATGCCAGCCAAGATTGGCTGGTTGAGTCGACTTCTTCACTCCATTCGAGCCAATGTTTACACGCTGCTTGAGACTTTCAATAACGAGCTTCGGGGAGGACTTGTCAGAGTGCAATTCAAGACAGAACTCATCAAGCCCTGACTGCGTGAGCCGGCGCTTCACCACTTCCAATGCTGCTTGCTTTTCAGCAAGGAACAGCACCTTTTTGCCGACAGCAAGAGCATTGGCGATGATATTTGTGATGGTTTGAGACTTGCCCGTGCCCGGTGGTCCCTGGATCACAAGATTCTTCTTTTTCATCACATCGATCAAAGCGCTATGTTGCGATGCGTCTGCATCTTGGATCAGCAGGGGCGCAACCTTCTCTATTTCTGGTTCGTCAATGGGGTAATCATCAGAAATCGAAGGCAGAAGTTCGCCATCTCCCGAAGGTTCAGTACCACGCAGGATCGATGAGACGAGATCATGCGTGACTGGATGCGTTTTCCAGTTCTCCGGGTTTAGGTCGGCATACATCGCGAATCTGCCGAATGCGAAGTGCCCCAGAACGAGCCAGCGATGCACTTGCCATCGCGCTAGACCCTGGACCGCTTCCTGCACGTGCGTTAGATAAACCTCGACAGAGGCGGCTCGCTCCTCGTCCCCATTTGCGAAATCAGGCAGCGTACGATTGAAATTCTTTTCTAGAAGCTTCTGAAGACTAAGATTGATCTCCGCCGAACCCTCTCGCGCAGCGAGGTAGAAAACTTTATAGCCATGGAGCGTTTTGGCTTCAAGCCGAACCGGTAGCAGGAGAAGTGGGGCAAACGCTTTCTTGTCTGACGCGTCAGATTCATACCATTCGAGGAAGCCGAACGCTAAGAACAGCGTCGACAGCCCCATTTCCTGTTCGGAAAGGCGCGCGTCGCTGGAGATTTTCTCCATCACGCGTTCAAGTTCGTCCGGGAATTTTAGTGTTTGCAAGGCCTCATCGGAATGAGACGCTTTGGATACTTTTGCCTGAAGCTCCGGATTCGGATCGATCCCAAGAGATCGCGCATGTTCTGCACGGTTAATCTCGGATTTCTTCGGCCTAGGGGATAATCCGAGCTGAGATCGAACTTTGTCGCGCAGCTCGCGCTCCAATCGACTGAGCGCGATCTCATCGTCGCGCCCTTGACTTTCAAGAGCCTCTAGCTTTGTGAGGTACTCAATGTCTGTAACCTTCGCATGTTCAAAAGCAGCTATGAAGTCTTCAGTCTTTTCCTCGTCAGGTATATCCTCGGGATCGTTCAGCGGGAGGATACGTAGAGAAGCGTCCTGCTCGACGAGCTTCTTGTAAACCTCCTCAAGGACCTCATCTATGATCTGAAGATGCCGCTTGGATTTGGCATCAAGACTATAGTTCAACATCCGGTTCTTCTTCGATAAATCGAGAAGCTTCAGCCGGAGTTGCTCGTACAGACCAGAGAGTCGATGGCTTTCCGTCGCGTCTAGCATGGAGAAGGCCCCCTAGCAGTGGCGCTTGGGACCATATTAGCGGCGCGATTCTCATCGCCCAACCCTGGATTTAGCCTCAGGACAGGTCAGGATAGCGATTCCATCCACCGCGACCGGATCACCCGCGGCGGTTCGGCCGGCCGGGCGGGCGCCGGCGCGCCCTTGGCCGGCGCGGTACCGATGGCGTCGGCTTCCGCGTTGAGCCGCAAGCCCATGCCGATGAGGCCGTGCAGCGCGGCCATGGCATAGACCGTGGTATCGAGCGCTTCGTTGCGCTCGCCTTCGCGGCGCGGTTGCCAGAGCCGGATCGGCCGCCCGCGCTCGAAGCGGGTGACCACGCGCTCGGCGGTGAGTTGGCGGAAGAACTCGGCATCGCGCTCCATGGGGAAGTGCAGCGCGCCGGGACCGGATTCGGTGAGTCGCAGGCGAGCGAACAGCGCATCCTTGGCTGCATCGACACCAATCAGGAACAGCGGCACCTTGCCCTTGGTGCGCGAAGGACGCCGCGGCCAGAGCGGAATGCCCGACCCGCCGCGGCCCTTGATCGCCCAGATGCGGCGATGAAGCCGAGTGCGACAATACTCGTAAGCGGCCTTGGTGTGCTGCCCGCCGGTATCGACCGCAACAGCGCGGATCGTGAGATCGGGGACGGCGCGGGCGTGCGGATAGGTGGCGGCCAGCGCCGTATCGAGATCCGCCCATACACGCGGGCCGGACGGATCGCCGAAGATCACGCGGTAGTCGATCGACCAGGCCTCTTCATCGCGACCCCAGCCGATCACATGCAGTTCGAGCCGATCGCCTTGCACGTCCACGCCGGCGGTGAGCACCGCGACGCGCTCGGGCAGGAGCCCTCCCCAGTCCTCACGCCGCGCCATCAGCGGCTCGGCGTCGATCACCTCGCCGGCCTGGTCCTCCCAGGTTTCGGCGAGCTTGGTGTTGGTCCACACCTGAAGCCGCGCCGGGTCGCGATAGACCTGCCCATGCTCGGTGGCGATCTCGGCCCAGGTTTCGAACGGCGAATAGAGGCTGGAGAGATGGAAGCCGGCGGTCTTGCCGTCGCCGGTTGCGGTCGCGCGCCAGCGGCCAGAGGCGAGCAGCGCCGGCTTCATGTGCTCCTCGTGGACCGCGCCGCATTCGGGACAGACGCGGTGCGCGCGGTCGCGCCTCCCTTCCGGCCATTGAATCTGCGCCCAGGTGATCGGCGCGTAGGCGCCGCAATCCGGGCAGCGCACCTCGAAGATGCGCTTGTCCGATTCCTCATAGGCTGCTTCGATGCGTGAGAAGCCCTTCAACGTCGGCGTCGAGACGAGCACGATCTTGCGCCGGCCGCGGAAGGTCACCGTGCGCTGGATGGCGAGCGCCACGGGATCGCCCTCGCCCGACACGTCGGACGGATAAGCGTCCACCTCGTCGAGGAAGAGATAGCGCGCGGGCGTCGAGCGCAGGCCGACGCCGGACGCCGCGCCGACCATGACGAGCTGCCCGCCGGGGAAGAGCTTGCGGAACTGGCTGTTGCCCGGCTCCTTCTTGCCCGGTTCGACGACGCGCTCGCGCAGCGCCGGCGAGGCCGCAATCATCGGGTCGATACGGATCGAGGTATTGCGCCGTACCGCGTCCATGGTCGGCTGCACCATGAGCATCAGCCCGGGCGCATGGTGGATGACATAGCCGAGCCAGTTGAGACCCGCTTCCGTGCCGCCGAGCTGCGCGCCTTTCATGAACACGACGCGCTCGGTCGGATCGTTCGCCGACAGGCAATCCATGATTTCACGGAGATACGGCGTGCGGGCGGTGCGCCAGCGGCCGGGCTCGGCGGACAGGTCAGGCAGGATGCGGTGCTCGTCCGCCCATTGCGAAACGGTGAGCGGCGGTTCAGGCGTAGCGCCGTCGCGCCAGATCTCATCGACCCAGGCGGTGATGTCATCCATCGCGCAGCTCCGGGAGCGGGATGCGGGCAAGATCGACCAGGTGCTCGCGCATGAGCCGGTCGAGGGCCGCGAAGGTGCGCGCGGGATCGGTGCCGAGCTCGGCGGCAAGCAACGGCGTGACGCGCGCAACCCAGGCCATGTGCGCGTCCCGCTCGGCCTTCGCGCGGGCGAAGACCGCCGCCTTCACCGCCGAGCGGTTTACGAGGTCGCCACGCTCGCGTTCGAGGGCGAGCTTGGCGCGTTGGACCTTGACGATTTCGTGCAGCCGGCGCGCTTCGGCGAGCGAAGGCGTCGCGCCGGCAACCCCGCCCTTGCCGCGCCGGTCGGGATCGAGGTTTTCTTCCATCCAGCGCAAGCCGGCTTCAACCTCGATCCGCCCGTCGGGCAGGACCGGGAGCCCTTGCGCGATCAGTTGCGAGATGCGCCCGCGTGTGAGCCCGACGCGTTCGGCAAACGCCGCTTTGGTGACGACGCCTGTTTTTGAATCAGCGTTGGCGTTTGCCGCTAGTTTAGGCATTTGCGTCCTCGCAGAATGGCGAAGGGCCGCGCCGCCGCCCCCCGCATACGAAATCGCCCAAGAGGAACCGCGCCGCGGCGTCGCAAACGGAGTCGCGTTGCGGCGGCTTGCGCCATTGCGCCCGCGCCGAAGGTTTCCGAAGGCTTGGAAGGCGTTCTCCCATATCAACGCTCCGCGCGCGCACGCGCGCGAAATAGGGACAATCGGGAAATCCCCTTCGTATCCCTTCGGAGGCTGCGCAATGGTCAGAACACCGGGTCATCGACGCCTCCCGGTCCGAAGGGCGACGCCCGATCGATCAGCTGCACGCCATGGATCACCGCCCGGCGCGTGATCGGATCATGGCCGCGTTGGAGGCCTCGGGCCGCGAGCGCGGTCGAAAAGCGTTTGATCGAGCCGGTGAACTCGCCAGCGCGCGCCGACCATTCCGTCCAGGCCGCGAAGAGGTCTTTGACCTCGGTCGAGGCGTTCGGATCGTCGGTCGCGCACCGCTCGGCGAGGAATAGGCCGATGGTATCCTCGTCGGCGAGATAACTCGCGGTCGCCGCCTGCACCGCCGGCGGCGGCGCCAGCCCGATGCGCTGCCATTCGAGGCATCCTTCGATCGCCCAGGCGAGGATGCCCGGCCACTCGGCGACGAGCTTCTCGGGCAGGTTCGGGTCGCGTTCGGCCTTTGGAATCGTGACGGTGAACGGCACGAGGTTGAAGCGGCGCTTGACCGCTTCGTCTACCGAGCGCA